CAATTTGCCAAAGCATGTGCTGCTAATAATGATTTACCTGATGCTTCAAGTCCAGTTATTTCGGTAATTCTACCAACTGGAAATCCACCTTCTTTACGATTTGATATTGCTAAATCTAACATAGATGAACCAGTACCTACCCAACCTCGAACTTCGCTAGGAGCCTTTGTATCTCCATCCAAGAAGAATGCCGTTTGGTATCCTGTATTCTTGAATTTCTTATTAAGACTATCTGCTAATTCTAAAGCTAGAGAATCTGCTAGTTCACTTTTTGATTTCGCCATAACTTATTGCCTCTTTTAGTCGTTAAATAACTCATCAAATGCAGCACCTACATCATCTACTTTGTTAACACCTGCTGGTGCCTTTTCTTCTTTCGGTTCTTCTGTAGTTCTTGCATCTGTCGATGTAGTTGCGTCTCCCGCATCTGGGTTCAGCCATGCTTCCAATGCTTCTTTAAGCTCATCATATGATGGCTCTTTGAAGATATCATCTAAATTAGATTGATTGTTAGCAGCTTGTTCTGCAACATTCTTATCTTCTGTCATTGGAGTAACATTTGGCTTAACACGGATTGTAGTCTTTGGAAATTGTCCAGGACCTTCAGATGGAGTAAACTCAACTACTATATCTCTACCGCCCATTGGATCTGATATATCACCATAATCTGGGTCAGTAATGAAACCTAATAATTCCTGATAAACTTGTTTTCCGAATCCCCAGAACTTAACTCCTTCTGATTCTTGACCTCTTACAAGGATAGGAACATATGTTCTCATTTTAGGTTCCATTTTCTTACCTAACTTCCATTCATCTGAATTGCCCGATGCTTTAAGTTTTTCACAAAACTCTACCACTGGATCTGCTTTACCGTGAGTGATTGGAGATAGATAATTTTTCTTACCTAAATCATAATGAAAATAAAGTTCTCTAAAAGGATTACTTCTGTCGTGCTGATAAGGCACAATTCTTACAACTTGTTTACCTGGTTCAGGTCTCCATAAATTGTTTCGGCGGTTGCCGGTTGTCTGTAGTTGATTAAGTTTAGCCTTAATCGCGTTTAAATCAATTGCCATTTTTTTTCTCCTATTTTTTAATGGTTAATAATTATTTAGTTAATATAACAACTTTATTTCATTTATCCTAAGGATTATCGAAAAAAGTTGCAAAAAAGTTTTTATTTGTTAATTTTTATTAGTTACTTATATAAATATACGTTACAAATCGATTCTCTTGAATAAATCCAAATGAATATGTTTTGCTTGATCGCCATCTGTCAATAACAATGAATTTGAATAATTTTCCCATTCAATAATATATGATTTATCTAAAACTCCATTGTTTACCTTTCTTATTATTGCATTCAATGCATTGACCGTATACAATGTGTTTGTTTCTTTCTTTCTATGAATCATGATTGTATTAGGTGTCTTGCCGTAATCATCTGGTTCGACATTATATGTTACATATAATTCAGATGGTTTATCTGCATTTGAAAACACAAACAATCTTCTTTCTGATATAGTGTATGATTTTTGAACATAATCTACAATCAGATCAAGAT